TAGTTTGTTCCTTATACTGGATTGGTTGAAAAACAGTTCCCAAGGACGGAAAGTTGCGATATTACCGGCGGAGGCGTTTTCGGTCCAAACGACAGTGAAAATTTTCGTTGGACGTGACAAGAATTGTCCAAGATGTGCATTCGTTACCAAACTCGATGCAGTTGCATCATGAGGAACGCCCATTTGAATCATTTCTGACATCGTCTCATTGACAAAACGGGTTTGTTGACTGTTGCTGCTTTCCGAGCCCTCAGTCGCAGGAATCTCGGATTGAATCGCATTCATTTGTTCATTTGTTTTGCTGAATTGTTCGTTTTCGTGCAAGAGAGCTAATTCACACTCTAATGCCTTACAGTCCATTGCGGTATCAAGCTCCATACCTTTGTGAATACAAATTTCGGGGAACGCCCTAGCATGATTCTCTCCCAACTCCATTCTCTCTCGGTCTGTGAGGACTGAATTCGACTTTGAGCAGTGACTAGTTGTGAGATGACTCTTTTGGCTTTGTAGACCTGTGTCATAGGCCTTGTTGGTTTTTGTTGAGTTCCAGAATCGACGCTTGTACGCGTCATAGCTCATAACTGGGTACTCCAACATTTGTTCAATGAGGGATTCACTCTTGCTCAATGAGTTAATAAAATTATTGAACTCATCGAAAGCTTCCTCTCCATAAAAGAACATTTCACTGGTTGCTGAGCAAATAGCTTGTGCCAGTTGAGTGGACAGCATAACCGTCTTTGAACGCACCTGCACGGTAATCATTTTGACAATTGAATTGAATTCCAGACGCCCAACATGGACACCCAAATTAACATCATAATGAAAAGTGCGCTTCAAAAATGATGCTTCATACAATGAAATGTAAGGCCGTGATTCTGATTCTTTGTCTGCCATAGTGTAGCCTAGGCCAAGATTTTCCAAAACGTTCTTGATGTGTGTGTGGTGGAACAAAGGTTTTTCAGGGCTCACGCACAACACATGGTCATCACCAAGAATTACACCAATCACATATTCGAAAAAACTTTGTAGATCGTAACCTGCCATTTTGTAAGAGTACATTAAATAAAAAATATTCAAGATACAATTAAAAATGGTGGTCAACTGGTGCCCCGATACTTCACCTCCAAGAAGGGTGACCAACATGCCGAAGAAATCTACTGATGGATTCATTAGTTCATATTTCAAAACTTCCATCATCTGCTTCATCTCTTCAGTATAATGTCCACTTGCTTGGCACACTCGGTTGATGGCATCCATAACATAGTACATGACGGGCACCTTCACCTTCTTATCATAAAATTCATGAGCACCT